TTGAGCCATTAAGTGTATTGTTACCTAAAGCTATGTTGTCTGTACCAGTTGGAAAGTTACCATCAAGTTTAATTGTGCCACCGTCTACTGAAACACTCCCTGCTACTGTAAGACCGTCTGTAACTGCTGTACCTGTTACGTCTATACCTGTGTTTGTTGTAGCTATTTTCGCTGCTCCAGCAAAATATAATGTTGCAGCACCACCATTTGCAAAATTTGCCATTTGTGAATCTATATCAGAATTCCATATCTGTACATTCGATGCACCTGCAATTCTTAAATCACCTGTACCATTTTCTCTTATATAACTAAAAGAACCATCATGATAAATCTGTAAATCATCACTAGCACCAAATGCAGCTATACCACCATCACCAAGTTTTATATCGTGATTAAAGGTTGCAGTACCTGCATCTGACATATCAAGGGTGAGGGCAGTTACATCTGAATTATTATCATTACCAATAAATTTAATATCTTTATCTTGTACTAATGATTTAATTTCAAAATCACTTGAACTATTTTTTAGATTAGCAAATTGAGTTCCACCATCTGCTAATATAATTTCTGCACCATCTGCATCAAGAACAATATCACCTGCAACATCTAAAGTTAAATCTCCTGATGAAACATCTATTTCATTACCGTCAATGGTTATGTTATCTATAGATACACCCGCATCTGCTGTTACGGCACCACCTACAGCTAATGTAGAAGCCATATCTACAGCTCCATCTATATCTACTACATCTAGATTCGTTGTGCCGTCTACATCTATATCGCCAGATATGTCTAGTGCGGTACCAATAAGAGTTTGTGAAAAAGTAACTTGTCCATTAGAAGCTATAGTCATAGCATCTACATCTGAGGCAGATCCTATTGTCTTACCGTCCCCAATAATTAGGTCATCAGTAAGCGTAACTATACCTGTAACTCCTAATGTACCGCCAATAGTCATGTCATCTGTTACTGTAAGATCGTCTGAAATGGTTAAATCATCAACTGTTGTGGTTCCACCTAGATTTAGGTTAGTAAAAGCATCTACCATAGCTGCGCCAGAGCCTGCTCCGTCTGAATATACAGCTTTTACATGACCTGCTGGAATGGTGACATTTGCTCCAGATCCTTGTGAAATAATAATGTTTTGTGACCCTGATGTGCCATTTTCAATAAACCATAGTTTAGATACGGTATTTGGGCCAATCGTTATGGTACAAGCTGAATCAAGTGTGCCTGTATATTTTAAGTAAATAGATCTACCTGGATCAGTAGAACCATCTGCAATAGTGGTAGTGTGGGTATCTGCGTTGGTGGTTATAGCCTCTGTGCCAAAACTAAACGCCTCAGCAATCAGCTCTAAATTGGTGTTGGTCGAAGCCCCCCAAGTACCTGACTCATCACCTGTTGCTATCTCTTTTAATCTTAAATCATTTACATACGTTGCCATTTTTTAAGCTACCTCTTCCCAATCTGGGGTTTGTGTTTCATTAATTTCAGCAAAGGATGAACTTTGGTCATCATCAATATTAGCATAATTTTGTGTTTGTGTTTCATTTATTGCACTAAAACTAGAGGTTTGTGTATCTGTAACATTAGAGTAACTTCTGGTCTGCGATTCATCTACGAGCCCCCATACGTTAACATCAAAGGTGCTACCTATCGCTTCAACACCTATTGGGAACACTGTAGCCCCTAATCCAATAGTAACGCTACCTACTGATCCAGTAACAGCAACACCATCAATACCAAATTTGACGGCATTATGTGTCGTTACTGATCCTACTGCACCTGTGGCCGCAACCCCATTAATTACAACATTAGCTTCACCATCTACGTCAACTAGAACTCCACCAACAGATCCTACTGCACCAATGGCGTTGGCAACAGCATCACCATTTACCCCAACTCCACCAATAGCTGAAGTTCCTGCTAAGCCTGTAATGCTAACATTTGCTTTCGCATTTATATTAAGAGTACCTAAGGCACTTGTGCCTGCTTGACCAGAAGGTATAACATTTGCTTTTGCAATCGTTGATATGGTGCCAAGCGCAGAAGTAGAAGCAAGACCGCTTATTGATACATTTGCCTCTGCGTCAACCGCAACTGTACCTAATGCAGAAGTTGCTACTTGAGAAGATGGAGATACGTTTGCTTTTGCTACAACTGAAACAGTACCAAGCGCACTTGTAGCCGCTACGCCTGTAAGAGTAACTGGTATTGGTTCACTCCAAGGCCCTTGTCCCCAGGTACCTCGACCCCAACCAGTTATATTAGCCATAAGGCTAAGCTATTCTTATAATCGCTGTACTTGCTGCTGCTGCTGGAAAAACTACTGTAAAATCACCAGCTGTAGATGTTTTGTCACCGCCAAAATCAATAGTCGCAACAGATTTATTGCTGTCACTAGAATTATAAATCATACAACCTCTTGCTGTAACTGTAGCAGTACCAAAAGTTAAATCTGCAAAATCAGTAAATCCTGTAGTACCACTAGATGTAGGATCTACTCTTGTAAGGTTATTACCGCCAGATGTGTAGTTTGTACCACTAGCTTGTCCTGTAGTGGTAAAAGCTGTGGTTGTAGCACCTAAAGTAGCTGAACTTGTATATAACGCTAATTTAAAGGTATCACCACCAGAGTTTTTAAAATTATGCACAGCTTCAAGAAGTTCTTTTTTGAAACTTGTGGTTAAAGTAGAGCTTATAGCCATATTAAATACCTCTAATAATTTTTGCTAATTCTTCCTCTCCACCACCGATTAAATCTTGTATTAAAGAGGCTTTATAAGATTTTAACGCATTTTTTATATAAATCAAACACACCTGATATATGGCATCTTTATAAGCTCTTGCTTGTTCTCTGATGTGTGGTTCTTTATCTTCAGAGTAACTTACTATCTTTTCTGTTAGTCTTTCAGCCCAAAACTCAGGTGGATGTCCGCCAAAACTTGTTGTTTTTGCTTCAATAATTCCTAGTTCTGGCATACCAGCAGGTGTTATCTTATCTACCATTTTTTAGGTTCTGGTGGTTTTAAATGACTGTCATTACGATCAATGAGCGTTGGTTCTTGAGTTTTTTTGACTATCTCAAGATTATCTATACGTTCAAGTTTTATACCATCTTCTCCAACTAAAATAATGTAGGGATTTCTTAACCTATGGTAACCATACAACTTTTGTTCTGCGGGCACGTCTGTATCCAGCAATCCAGAAGAGTGTGCTACTTCTATTTGCATGCCTGCTGATATGCATTTGCTAAGCCAAAATTCTACACAAGCTCTACCTGCCTCAGCAAAGTGTAAGTTGCCTTTGTATGAAAAATCGACACCAAACATTTTAATATTAGCTACTTCATTCCAATAGGCAAAAGCTACTGCGTATGCAACCGTGTTGTTTAGATAGTGGCAATTAGAATAACTTACCACCTCTTCTAGTGGATATTCAACTAACCCAGGACATCTATCATCAAGCTCACATGTATATATAGGGCCTTCGTGCTCTAGCAACATCTCTTTCATGCTTTCAGTTTGCCCACCAGCATCATCAGTATCTAAAAATCTAGATGCAGGATCCATCATAAATACTCTATCATGGTAAATAACGGATGCTACTCCATTTATTGCCCAAACTTCATCAAAGTGTACGCCATGTGATTTAGCTAAATTGTAATCAAACCAGCTTTTGCCCATACCTACAATGGCAATTGTTTTGCCTTTTAGGCTTTCTTTTTTACTCATTTTTTATTTTATGAAACCGTAGACCTCAAGGAATCATATCGGTATTCATCTTTTCTCCCCCTAGCTTCTGCAAGATTTTTTAATCTTGATATTTCCGTCATAAAGCGTTGCTCATATTGTTGTTGCATATCGCTTTCCCCTTTTAAAAATATGTTTGCCTCTACCAAACTACCATATAACAAAGCGTTTCTTGCATTATTAGATAGCCATGTGCCAGTTGTATCTGTTACTAATGAGTTTGGTCTGTAAAGATAATGTAATTCAACACTATAATTTGCATCAGGTACAGGACTTACAATAATCGTGGAGCCATTGTTAGAAGCTGTAGAGAGTTCTTTATCAAAATCAGCATAATATCTAGGCAAAGCCCTTAGCGTTGAATCTGTGGGATCTACAATGAACTCACGCATAAAAGATGGATGTTTTTTGTCTAAATAATGATAATCGCCACTTGCATCTATAACAGCTAATGAAAAACTCATTTGATAGTCAGTTGGCGTTGTAAGATATGTATTACCAGTGGTTAAACTACCTGTGACGTTTTTTCTGAAATAATCAAACTGAATTAGCTCAAATATCCTTTCTTCAGCATTTTTAATAAAGTCATCTAAACTGTTTACAAAAGTTGTTTCTTCGTTTTCTACGTAGTTTTGTATAAGTGTCTTTAGTTCTGCTAAGGTCATGTTATTACTATATTAACCGTACCTAAACCGCTTGTCATCTCATCTACAGTGAAGTTTGTAGGTAAAGTTGACGGGTTCATATAGTCTGGTCTAAAAATATTTGAATTAACCACAACAACAAATCCTTCGCCCTCTTCATGGTCATTATTAGGTCTAGGGTTATATAAAGCCTCAGGATCAGCAGTGGCTCTTAGTGGAGTAAGTTGAGGATGTTTTGGCTCATACATGTCTGGCCCAACTAACAGACCATTCCAAGTCCTTTTCATTTCATTTAACTTATATCTAAAACCACTTATGTCACATATTCCGTATGCGTTTTTACCTTTAGCGTATGCCATCAGCTCATCCTTAAATCAGGTCTTAATCTAAATGAAGCTCTGTCTTCGTCTTGATCTGCAGCTCTTCTGAACTCTTCTTCGTATAGTGCTTTTAATTGTGGAGTAAGCTGTGGATTTCTTTTCATAGAAAGATAGTAGGCTAACCCTGCAACAAAACAGGGATAAAACCTAAAAGGCATATCCATAGTATTAGTAGCCGCATCTGCATCATCCATTCTCACTAGCTTATTAAACACTAATATATCTGTGCTATTTTCTGGTGCAGGCCATACTTTTAAAGCAGGTGTAGTTAGTTTGTCAAAAAAGAACTGTGATGGTCTTGCTTTTGTTTCTTTATTTGGGATGTTTAAATACTCAGATCTACTTATTCTGTTCATGCTAATATCAGTTTGCTCTTGATTTACTGTCCTACGCACTACAACGTCTAAGACATCAATTACATTTGCATTTAATGAGTAACTAGATGTTCCTTCTGTAACAGTCTGTGTAGCTTGTTCTATTGTCCATTGATTTAGACCCCTATTAGCCCACTCTGCTAACATAAGATTTACACTTCTAATAGCAGTTTTAAGATCGTATCCTGTTCTTAATTCAGCACCGCACCTTTCGTATGCCTCTTCAATAAACTCTGTTACGTTGGGTTCAAAATTTGTGCTTCCAGATAATGCCATTAATCTTTCCTATCGTCTTGATTATATAGATTATCAAATGTTGTGTATGAATCCATATAACTGTCGTGTTTCTCTGCTGAGTGAATCCATTGACTTGGTGAAAAGTCAGGTGGCCCTTCACCAACACGCCAAAGAGCTGGGTTTGTTGCTCTCACTCTATTGTTAGGTAAAGCGACAAAATTACCAGTGTATTCACCAGCGTCAGTCAAGTATAGCACATGACTTTGTTTATGTTGTGCAGAATCATCTGCAATACTATTTTCTGTATAATCAACAGTAAACATATAGGTTCCCGTGTAGAACTCTCCCCCTATTTTACATATCCAGGGTGAGGAGCTAACTCTATCTAAAACAACTACTGAATGATGGTGACTTAAACAATCCCAAGGTTGTGCTAAATGATCCTCCATAGGTGTAGGCCATTCATCTACTGGTACATCAGCGATAAGAGCTTGAATAGGCATCCTTGCCCACATAGCACCACCGTGTATGTTTTCTTCTGGATAATCTTCAAGATCCGTTTCACAACCAGTAAATACTACTTGAAAAGACAAAGATCTGTCTGGAATTGTGTTGACTGCAAAAGCTAATGCGTGCAGGTACTCACCGTGATATTTTTGATGGTTTGCAGTAAATTCTTTACGCACCCAACATTTGAACTGTGGTATGTTCGATATTAAATAAGACAAAATAACCCCCTAGTCTTGTTTTTAAACTCTTCCGCCTTTTGACATATACTTACTAGCTTTACCACCCTTAGCCATGTATTTAGATGCCTTACCACCTTTTGCCATGTACTTAGATGCTTTTCCTCCTTTTGCCATGTACTTAGATGCTTTTCCTCCTTTTGCCATATATTTTGAAGCCTTACCGCCTTTCGCCATGTATTTGGAAGCTTTGCCGCCTTTAGCCATATATTTACTGACTTTGCCGCCCATAGCATATCCTTTAGTTCTTCTATACATAATTAATCCTTTTTCTTTGGTCTGCCTTTTTTAGCAGGTGTTTTCTTTGCAGCAGCCTTTTTTTTCGGCTTTACTTGATTGCCAGAAGAATCTAAATAAATACGATCTTCGACAACGGGCTGATCAGGTCTGACTTTTGCATCAAGTCTTGCTTGTAATTTTGGATCTACACTAGATTTTTTCTTTGGCATATCTTCTCCTAACTAATAGTTGTGACCTTTCTTTTTTCTGGTCTGACAGCTCCACAACCTCTTGCTATAAAGCCACCTTTTTTCATTTTAACACGATTTTGTTTTTTCATGGCTTTTTCGATTGCCATACCTCTTTTCATTTCATAGGATGAAATTTTGCCATCTTTATTAAGATCTGCTTTTTTTCTATTTTTTAACATTGTTGTGCCTCCTGTTTTCATAGAAACTCTAGCCTTTTTTGTGTTTGCAACCACTGTTTTACCTTTAGCACCTGCTCTTTTTTTCTTTCTTGCAGTTTTTGCTCTTTCTGATTTTGATAAACTTCTAGCCTTTGCAGCTGGTAGACATCGATCTGGGTTTTTTTTGTCTTTGCTTGTGCCACATTTACCTTTAATAGAACCATCTGTGCCTATACGTACCCAGTTTTGTTCACGCCACTGTTTAAGCTGTCCCATTACCTTAATCTATCTGACATTACAGCGCCTTGCCCTCGAATACTAACAAAGCCTCCCTTTGCCTTTTTCTTTCTTTTTTTACTGCCTTTTGCATAGTTAGGATCTTTACAATACTTTGATGCGGCCATATTGGCATATGCAGAAGGATATGTGTCAAAAGTTCTTTTTGCCCAAGCTTTTCCTTCGGGACAAATTTTTCCTCCACTTTTAACCTTTCCTCCCTTTTTCATTTTAATACTGCGTAATGTCTTAGCTTGTTTTGCATGCGTTTTGCTTGCTTTTTGCAAGCCCTTAATAACTTTTTTTAATTTTTGTTTTGCCATTATTTGATTCTACCATGTTTTCTTCGGATCGCATCTTTGCCCCTTCTAAATATTTCTGCTTGTCTTGGTTTGCCACCATATTTAGATCTTTGTTCTCCTACTGTCAATATTTGTATTAATCTAGCAAAAGGTTTTTTAGTTTTTTTAACTTTAGCGACTGTATCTCTTGCATCTTGGACTGTAGCATATTTAATTGAGACTGTATCTCTAGGGTTTTCATCAGTGTAAAGCCTTCGACCAGATCCTTTAGGTTTTTTACCAGTGCCTTTTTTTGGATCTGACTTAGCCATTTAACACTTCCACCTTCTTCTAGCTTGTCTAATTCTTGAGTTTGGATTGTTTCTTGTTTTTGCAGAGCTTTTCTTTAATTGACCTAATGATCTAGCACAAAAGGATTTTCTTCTTTTTGCTGCTTTGCTACCTTTTTTCACTTTTCCAGTAACTGCACCTTTTAATTTAGATCCTGGATTTTTCTTTCGGTATGCCTTGATGCCTTTACGGGTCATTCCCGCCCCTTTTTTAGTAGGGCGGTAATTACCACCTTTACCAGTAGTCCTGCGTATCTGTTTAGCTTTCCTTCTGGCAGCCATTCATTAATAATTTTTATTTAAAACTAAAATAATAGAATAAGCATCACCGCTAGAATGTCCAATAGTAGTGAAGTCTATATCTCCAGTTACACCTGAGCCTGCATTGTTAGGTATACCAGAAAACTGGTCAAAATACTCGTCACCAGAACTATCTGGAGCCAAAGTCACTGCTAAAACATTAGTGGTTGCATCAAATTCTATATCAACACCCATGCCTCTACAAAACCAATGTATCCTGGCTATAGAGACGCTGGTACAAGCTTCCCCTGCACTGTTGGAGGTCAATGCGGATACATCTACTTTTTTAACACTAGATTCGCCTGTACCATCAGACTCGTTTGTAAACTTTAAGATAGCAACTCTTTCACCATCTTGGATAGTTTGTGAGGTTACTGTATCTGCCATTGTTTACTCCTATCTTTCGACTGCTGCAACTACGTAATCAATTGTCATAGTTTGTGCAGAAGCTTCACCATTTTGAATACCAAACGATACTGTAAGTTCTTCATCATCTGGTAAGTTAGTGATTGCAACACCTACTGGTTTTGCATTGTTTATTGAGTAAAAAACTTTTGAAGCATCGGGATCTATAAACCATGTAGTTGTAATGAAAGTATCGTCAGCCATAGTTGCTACATCTTCTGTAGTTGTAGCTGAATTATCTTTCTCAACTAAGAAATCAAGGCCAGCATCACCGTCTGCTGATATAAAGAACACGCCATCTGTAGTGTCTAGTGGTGTTGTATCAGTTATACCTAGACCCATAACAAAGTCTGATTGATCAACGTCATTTACTTTAAATCTAGCTGAGAAGTAAGCTTTTTTACTTGTGCTTAGTTTGAAACCCTCGCCTTTTAACTGTAAAAAGTCTAAGTCGTTATCACCAGCAGCATTGGTAAGCAATAAAGCTCCACCAGCTGACGATGTAACAGCCTCAGATGCACTTCCTGTGCCAGCTTCAGTAGTTGTAATCGTCCAATCACCAGAGTTATATGTAAAAAAGTCATTGTGATA